CACGTTGAGTGCATCGCCTTCACGCACTTTTCATAGAAGACGTCAAAGTTTTCTGTTCGCCAACGCGCGAGGCGTTCAGCGCGGGCAGCCATGATTTCCGGCCGTGCCGATGTTCTTTTTGCCGTGTTTCTTGACAGCTGACGTGCTGCTTCAGTCTTGTTATTTGCTGTCATCTGAGCAGATCGACGCGCGCGTTCTTTTGGATTTGCAAGGATTGCCGCGCTGACCGCTGCTCCCATCTTGGCTTTGTACTCTGTCAGATCATCGCCACGTTCTTTGGCGCGCCTGAGCCAGGCAAAATTCTGACCACGATTCTTGAATCGAACGCTTGACGTGTCGGACGTCAATTTTGCATCAGGGAATTGCATGACGTAAGTTTCTTTGCTAACGCCATGCGTTTGTGTCAGGTGCTTACTGAGCGTCTTTGCTTTCAATCCACACAACCTACAGGTGACACGATCGTCACCTTCTTGCGAGACGCACCCTTCGATGTGTTTCTGGCACGACGTTTTGTACTTGAAGTTGCGGCCGCATCGTTCACAACGATGCTTAGGTTCCGTTTTTGTATCAACCACAGGGGCAACATCTCCCCCGTTTCCCTTGTTCGGAACTTGTGATCCCACGTGCACTTTACTTTTTCTCCGGTGTTCAGCTCAACCTCAACCAGATCAAGAACACCATGATCGTGTTTCGATTTGACAGTGACGATTACGTTTTCACCTGTCTTTTCATCGCGCGTCATGACAAGATCGCCAGCTTCAACGTGCTGAAGCTGTTTGGTTGTGATGACTCTACCATCCAAATTATAAATATTCACTAGTTCTGAAAAGTGACAGGACTTATTGAACCCATACCCAGCGAAGTAGAGTATCTTGTCGTACAGGTTGTTCGCGACTGCCTCGGTGTAACCGTTCTTGACGCACCCCTTGACGAAGCCATCACGGGTCTCCTGAGCTGCCTTCTTGGCAGCCTCACCGCCTGAGATGCTGCGCTTCATGATGGCGCGACGCACTTCGTCGCACTTGTCCTTCGGAAAGCCGGCGACCTTTTCAGCGAGTTCCATCACTTGCTCCTGAAATATTATACAGTTATGCACGAGAAGGCCATTTGCGAAGAAGTTGTGGTTCTTCTTGATCTGGATGTCGTACACAAGCTGTGCAGGCGCGCGTTTGATTGCGCGAATCTTGACAGGAACTACGTCAGGCATCGTCCACCTCGACAATATCGAACTCATCAAAACAACACACTTCTTGATCGAGCTTGCCGTCTTTCAACCCTTCGAAAAGACCTGAACCAGTGCTACGATTGTAGAACATCGCATCATTGTCACGATAGTCGTCAATGAGTTTCACCTCAGTCCCAGCATCGAACCATTCATCGGGACGAGAAATGTATTTGACACGCTTAATTGGCTGGAGAGTTGCAGATGAAAAGAAGCCTTCAGCCCCATCACGCATCATCTTGACGTGAACAATTCTCTCGTTAAGATGATCTGTTTGCAGGCGTTCACCCTCGTCAACTAGCCTGATCACATTGGGACATGCAGTCGTCTTCTCTATCCATAGTGGGTCAAGAGGCGACGGATGGTGTGGACACGCACGCCAGTCGTGTTGACGTTGACGCTCGAGCAGGCAAAACACACCTGTCAAGTGCGTGTAACAAACAACGTAATCCCTCATCATTCACACTCCTGTTCGCGATGCATTAAGCACGCAGCACATATATCGCGGCCAGGTATTGACGTCCAAAATTGCTCGCGGCAATCAACACACGTTTGAGGCTGGCTCATAAGCAACTTCGTTGCTACACTGTGTGATGACATAGAACGAGACAACGCATCAGCGTCCAACACAACGCGACACGGGTTGATCTTTGTAGCTAGTGAAGATGCGCACAGTTGACACACGGGTCCGTGAACGTCAAGCACACGTTGCCCGTGATATTCAAGTTCCATTTCGTTTCCCACTTCCTCGTAAGCCCTGAACGTATCGAACCAATCGGCGTACGTAAGGTCATCACGCTTTCCCACTTCAACATGTGACTTCATCGTGTTGATGAAGTTTTGAAATGACGTAAGCAATTCCTTCTCAAAGTCCTCGATTTTCATGTCTAAATTGTCCTCAATTTGTGTGGGTAGTACAAGGCCTCAGAAGCCCACACTCGCCTGACAATGTAACCTAACATTTCTGCTGTTCTAGTATATGACTCGTCTAGACGATACTGTCGCTTCATCTTTGGCATCAATTCATGTTTGGTTGAGTTACCATGCCAATAGTCGCCATCAAACTCTACGAGAATGTTCTCATTTGGAACGTAAAAATCAAACTCATGATTGATGCCATCAACGCGATGCTTGTGAACGACGTTGTCACCATGTATCTCAATCATCTTTGTTTTGAATGAAAGTTCAGCTTCAGAATTTCTCTTCCTCGGTTTTTGAGTTTCAAGTCCCGCGCTTGTCTTTCGAGAATGTTCTTCAAAGAACCCTGGCGTGTGTGATCTCATGTGCCAGGTCAACCCTCGTTGTCGCTTACAAATCTTTCCGCACACTTCACAAACAACAGATTTCTGCTCTTCTGTCGCTGAACAGTATGATCGATGCGAACGCAGCGACGTGTTAGATGTGAAAACCTTGCCACACGCATCGCACGGAAATTCCCCTTCTTTCCTGACGTTCTCACGGAGTTTAGCAACGTTGAGTTTAGCAACGTGTTCGTCTGTGAACTTTCGACCTTTGTACGTTTGACGACGCCACTCCGACAGGCACCTGATGCTACACGCAACTGAACGATCATTTCTTGTTGAGTACGTCTTTCCGCACGTTTGACACTGCTTCTCCAGCTTGCTCATCTTCCAGCGCTGCTCCTGAAAGATAAGTATAGTCTTTGATCGACACAATTTCGTCATCAAGCGTAAGTTGTCCAGCCTCAATCCAGCCACGTTGAGTCATGACGAGGTGATCAGAGGTGAGTTTAATGACACCAATGTCAGTGTCAAGCTCAATCACGTCTTTCATGCCATTGCATACTGCGGCGACAATTACATCCTGTTCGAGCTCACCAGTCTCTTCATTATACGAAGGAAGCGTGACACCGATCATCTGATCGTCAACGATCTCTTTGATCGTGATTTCGCCTTCATCGGTCATGACCTTTGCATCGCCAGTCAAGCACGAGTACGTCTTCTTCAGGATCTCGTTGATTCGTGGGTCACCCCACTCCAGCTCCTTGCCAGCCCTTGCTTCCAAGTAAAGCTTGTCAACGTTTGCCGCGAGAGGTCCAGGTCGGTAGATCGACGTCAGCGTCGCTATGTCAATGATGCTCTTCGGTTTGGCCTTGACGAACAGCCTTTGCGCACCTGAAGAGGTGAGCTGGAAGATGCCTGCCCACTTGGCCTTTTCATACACCTCATACGGAGATCGGTCGTTGAAGTCGATGACATCGGGAGACATGTGCCGCTCGTACCAGTCCTTGATGTCGGCGAACGTGGGTTTGCACTTCGAAATGTCAGTGACCTTGGTCGGTTTCATGGACTCCTACGCTGGACTGTCGATCGGTCCCGTCTGGGTTTGACGATTCATCGATGGGTGCTAGCCCAGCGGGAGCGTACCGCCAGCGACACCCATCGTACACTCGACTGGCACGGATGATGTTTAGCATCGTCGACTTGCTGATCCCGAGGTGCCTCTGGGCCGCCGACGCTGAGACGAACACCGCGACGATCGATCCTTCGTCATTGATCTGGTGCACGCACTTCGAGCGGGCCGCCGACAGCAGCGCCTTCGTCTCACCAGAGAGCCTGCGACCCTTCAACGATCGTGAGATGATCGATCTTGTTTCATCTGAGTGGCCCGGGCGCTCCCGTATGGTCGAGCGCGCCCACGACCGACGACCGTCCCCTGGAACCGTTGAGCTCGGGCGACGGCCCGACAGGATCGCAGACATGTGAGCGCGGCTGACGCCCGCTGCGCGAGCAGCATCGGACACGGAATCGTGCACGGCGACGACATTGCCGTCGAGGTCAAACTCGATGACCTGGGTGCAATTGATTCGACGGTGGTTCTGCTGGCGTTTGGCCCTGACGAGGCCCAAGCGCTCGATGCGATGGCCTGCGATCTCTTGCGCCTTCCGGCCCGAGCTCGTCGACAGCCTACCGACGATCTCAGCGGCCACGCCGAGGTACTGGGCTGCCGCTGCCGTCGACTCGAACGTCAATCGATCTCCGGCCGGCGTCCACAGCGCGATGGGCACCCGATTGATCCCCGACAGACCGGCGCCCCCTGTCGTCATGTTGCTTGCGATGTCTGACGCCAGCGGATCAGCGACGAACGTGTGAAGTTCACTGACCAGCCTCCTCTCCTCGGAAAATGCAAGTTCTTCACTGTCGGTCGATACCACGATGCGCCTGTCCAGGCCCAACGCTGCTGAAATTGCAGCGTGCTTCCTGTTACGTCTGACGTTCAGAACGCGTGACGGGCTTCCTTTGCCCACGTAGTATGCACGCGGCTGCTCTTCCTTCGTGTAGTCGACATATACGCAGAATTTCATCGATGTTCAAGCGGAAATCGGAGATCATCATCGACGGTCACAGCAGCTACAGCCTTCCAGGATCCGTCCTCGAGCATGACTTCTGCGGTGCTCTTCAACCTATGCACCTCGCCTGAAAGCTCGATCTCAACAAGTCCGACCTGTCTTTCTTTTTGGATGATGAGTTCGATTGTCCGCTCAATGAGTCGCAAAGTTTCTAGACCCAGTAGGTCGTATTTGATGAAATTGCCGATGTACTCGAGGTGCTTGAAGTTGACGCCCTCGACCCAGGGCGACTGTGGTTCGCCGCCGGAACAGATCAGTGGCATCTTCGACGGCAGGTCATCGCAGATGAGGACACCGCCGGCGTGGCGGCCCAAGGACCGGTTCTGCTTGAACAGGATCTGGATCGACTCTGCGACCTGCGGGTGACGATCGATGAACGCCTTGAACGACGGAGAGTGGGCGATGGCATCCTCGTACTTCAAGACGAAGAGGTTCTTGTCGTCGCCGTGCTTCATCGTCGCCCGACGGACGTCGTCCTCGACGGTGCGAGTGGCTGCGTTGGTCTCCTCGAAGGGAACGCCGTAGAACTTGCCGATGTCCTTCACTAGTGTCTTAAGCTTAAGTGTAATGTAGTTCGAGATGGGCACCACGTTCTCAAAGCCGAAGAAGACACGCAGTTGGTCAAGGACCTTGTCGCGGTCAGCGAGGTCAGTGTCAATATCTGGGGCACCCGAGTTATGGGTCAGCGTCCAGTCGTGACCATTATCAGACACCCAAAATGTGTGTTGATCTTTAACCTCAATGTCAATAAGGTCCAATTCCTCATCAACGACTTCGATGCTCTCGATCTTACACGTGTTTACAGATGAGACGCTCTGTGTCTGCATAGTTTCTGTGTTCCAGGTTCGGGATCAAATCGTACACTCCAAGTCGTCGAAGTTCATTGTAGAAGTCGTCCATGTAGATGACATCGATGTGTTGGCCTGAAGTCACGATGGCTTTTCGGGCACGTGAGTTTGAATTTAGTAGCTTTGAAAAACGTGATTTACCTTCACGCACTCCCTTTAGCTCAACGTACCTGTCTTCAGCGCTGAACCAAAAATCAGGAGTGTAGCACTTCTCAACGCCATCGACGACGACATGAAACGCTTTCGCCTCATACTTGGGCGTCACTCCCAAGACGTGCACACAGTATCTGTAGTAGTCAGCCTCAAACGAACTCTTGAAGTATGGACTGTCCACGATGTCAGTACGAAAACCAGACCGTCCGTTCACATGGGACGCAACCATACCACGCGACTGCGCTTCACGTGTACATCGCTTTCCGCAGAAACGTGGCGTGTAACTCTTCTTTGTGGTGATCGGTTTGTCACACATCTCGCAATTGTGCACATGAACATCAACACGTGAAACTGAAAAGCACTTGGGTGAGCAGAACTTTTGTGTTGCCTTTTTGGATGTGAACTCACGTTTGCAACTCACACACGTCAACACCAACGTCGCAATTTTGGTCAATGCTTTCGCCGTGTGCTTGTATCTACAGGCATTCGAACACAGTTCACGAGCGCTGTGACACTTGGACACATAAAACTCATTGCCGCACTCAACGCATGTTTTGACTAACCTCGTCAAAAGAGGCGCACGGGATGCTAGCTTCTTTTGGGCCCAAGCACAAGCGTCAGAGCAATACTGTCGTCGTAACTTATTGCCAGAACCCTTACCCTTGGGCTCATAGTCAAATCGAAACGTGAGTCTGCAATGTTTACATTGTTTCTCAATGATGTTCATGATGGTACGTATACATCACGTCATCGATCGTCAAGTCTGACGTACGTTTCTTTGTTGGTTTTCCATCAAGTCCAACCACGAGCCACTCGTGGTTTCCCGAGCACGTGAAGGTGGAGCCGTTCACCTTCACCCGGTATGTTTTCTCGTGTTTCATCGTCACCACGTGGGTGACCTCACGAGACGAACCATCTTGTGCAATAACGCTATCACCGACCCTGATATCTCGAAGCGCTGACGTTGACCCGCCAGACATCAAAACGCGCGTTTCAGGTGAAAGGCAGCGATGGACAGATAGAAACCTTGCGAAAGGCAGGTCCCACTTCAACGGGTCCAAGTCAGTGATGTAGAGGACGTAGGCAACGAGAGAGCCACCGCCTGAGTTATGGACTGCGACGCCTTCCACATTGTAGGTGTGGCTGTTCTCAACGCAGAGGTCTACGACCTCACCCTTATACGGAACGACTGTCTTGCTTTTGAGCTTCATGGTATGCGTTCGCCTTCTTTGAATAGGCGCGTAGGTCCACATCCAATACTACCTTGTACGACCGAGCGTTTGCATTGCACCAGCTCGCCAAAGCTTCAAGCTTCGCACACCAGGTCAACGGAGATGCATCGATCCAACGCTGCCCCTTTACCTCAACGATAACACCATCGACCACGAAGTCTGGATAATAGTCGTGTTCCTTGCCATCGATAGGATCCACGTAAGGTACCGAAAAACCACACCGAACTGCATGTTTCCCGTTGTCAACACACCAGAGCAGAAACGCCAGTTCTAGCTTCGAGTGGTAGACAGTGACTCCTTCATACAGACCAACGTGTTTATAGACGCCCCGTCCGCCGACCCGGTCGCGGTAATCTGGATCGGATGCCCACTTGTTACGCATGATGCAAGCCATGTTCTCTTTGTACGCTGGGTCGCTCACTGTTCGTTTTTGTGCCTCTCGCATCACCTTGCCTTGGTCACCCACCCACAAGGCGCGTGAATTCTCTCGGTGCCTCTCAAGGGTCTCGGGACGGTTCTGAGCGGCAAGTTGAGCCCTGGAATTGATGGCACGGACCTCTTCGTCCCACTGATGATGTTTGCGATAACACGATGGACATGCTTGGACGTGGTGACGCCGAGAAAACAGTTTCTTCGCAACACTGACGTATACCACCGAACAATGAATGCATCTGACCTGAACTCGTGCCTTCTTTGAGTGTTTGTTCCATTCGTACTCGTCCCACGCAAAACCGATGTAGGGTTTGAAACCCGTCAACGTTGCACGACGAGCATACGTCGTTCGATTGATACCGAGGATGGGCTCCAGTAACGACCACAAACGCTGTGTGATGAGCTGCGAATCATCGACACGAAGCGCTTCAATCACCACACCCATTTGCTCGTGCGTCAGGAGAATTATCTTAGGCTTCTTCCCTTTGAACCGGGTGCTAGCACGTTCGCGTGCTTCCCGCGTCTTCCGACCATCCATGCTTCGCAGGTATGGAACGTGGGTCAGGTAAACTTCGGAAACAAAAGCTTTGTCGGCGCTTTTGGAACGTCATCTTCATCGCTAAGCCCATGTTGTTCCCACAATTGCTCATCAAGCAAACGAAAATCGATCGCGTCGAAGAGTTTCAAAAGATCAAGAGGCTCTTCAGAACTTGAAGATGACTCGAACTTCGCAATCAAAGCAACGGTTTCAGCTTTGTATTCTTTGATTTTCATGACACGTCTACCAGATCATCATCCTCGGTCAGGTGTTGCGCTTCGACCCACCCGCGGTTTTTCGTCAGAAACTTATGATCCTTAGTGCACCTAACCTTGCAACCATTGTCGAACTCGAGTTCCAGGAGCTCTTCATCGACCTGATACTTGAAGACCTGCGTCACCGCCTGGTGGTCACCGTATGCGTCTTTGACAACATCGCCGGGCTTAACGGTGCCGATAGGGGCATGCATGCCGTCAGCCATCAACACCCGAGTTTCGGGGACGAAGCATCCACGGCCGGGGCCGACGAGGCACACCCGACGGGCGAGCTCCATGATCTTTTGGTAGCTGATGAAGTAATCAGCGTTCTTCATCGCCTTGATGACGCCAAGCTCTTCCTTGAGACGATCTACGTAGGCAGCATCGTTTTCCCGGCCACGTTTTTTCAGGCCGACCTTGCACAGCGAGACGAGGTGGTTGAACGACTTTTCACCGGGAGGAATCAGTTTCTCATTGGGAAACTTTGCAGTGCGGTCAGGAGGCAGCTCCCTGATGACACGGTGAGCGACGTCATGGGTGCGCTCGATGGCATCAGCGACGAGGTCGTCATCATAGAAGCTGGTGTTGCGCTTCGACACCAGGTACTCGTCCCAGACCTGTTGGGCGTTCTTAGGGTAGAGCTCACACTTGAGCTCGTCACGAGACTTAGGCAACGATTCAGGCGTGTACGCCTGGTAGTTCATGAACCCCAACTTCTTGTAGAGCTCCCGTTCCTTCCACAGCTCGGGCCGTGGGTAGTGCGAGTCTGCGGTCACCAGCAGCTGTTGGGTCACGCCGTTGCGTCGAGCGAACTCAATGATGGCGCGGTTGACCAGGTTCTGCGCTGGCAACCTGTTGAACTGCAGCTCGAGGAAGTAGTTGCCGTGTCCCAAAATGTCTGTCATCAGGTCGTAGCAGTTGCCCACAGCCGCGACGCAATCATTGATGAGGGTCGGATCATCGAGCATGGACTGATCAAGGGCATCAAACCTGGTCTGCTGCAGCCGTTGGAACACTGCCCATGCGGGCATGCCTGCGATGCAAGCCGATGAAGCGATGACGTCGCCACCTAGGTCAGCCTCACGCAGCATCCTGGCGTCCATCCTGGGAAAGCGATAGAAGCCATGGAGGTACGATCTGGAGATGAGTCCAAAGATTTTCTGGAGCCCTCGAGGGTTCTTGGGAAGCAGAACGAGGTGGTGGCGCCGGTTGACAGGGTTGAAGTGTTTGGTCGACTTGCTCTCGTCCTCGTTTTCGATCGTCAGTGCGTTTGACATCTCGATCGACTCAGTCTCATCGTTGGCATCGCTGACAGCGACGATCTTGGTCTGCAGCTTTTCTTGCTGCGCAGCCAGCTTCTTGGCAGCCTTGCGATCGATCGCTGCCTGTTCCGCGGCCGCCTTGTCAACCTCCCACTGCGTCAGGTCAGGATGAAAGTAGGCTTCAACACCCGGTACGTACTTGAACGATTTGCCCGGGTTTTCTTTGTTCCATTTCTCAGCCCACAACATGGCATGGGCGTAGCTGTTGGAGTTGCCGTGCTCTGTGATCGCGTGAGCGTCGAGCCCATTTTCCAGGCAGAACTCCATGTGTTCCGCGGGATACCCCAGTCCATCGAACGGACTGAAGCATGTGTGACTATGAAGACCAACAAATCGTTGAGGAGTTCTACTCATGATTGAGACTCACTTCAGCCTATAATCGTTTTCGCGATTCAAATACGCTTGAGCGTGAACCACAAAATGACTGTTCTTAAGAACCGCTACACGACTGTTGCATACATTACACAACAATCCTCTCACTCGACCCGTATTGTGATCATGATCAACGTGAGTATCCCTTGCTTGATCAAGTGGCTTTGCACAAATTGCGCATTGACGATTTTGGTCAAACATCATCCTGTCAAATTCAAGCTTTCCAATTCCGTACTTCCTGATGTATTTCGAAAATTTCCCATCAGGAGCACAGACGTCACAAAACACATGTCGAGCAAAAAGCTGCTTGAACTCAATTCGACAATGAACGCACTTCAGTATGCGTCGATAAGCAGGGTTTGATTTTTGCACCCTTGAGTTGACGAACATTTCGCAACACGAGTGCATCACGTAAAATTCGAACAACGCAACTTTTTGGGCAAAGAAAAACCTCGTTCAAGACACGTCAGGTACGTTGTTTGAATCGAACAACCAGACACGTACGTCTCAATGATCAATGATCGTAACTGATCACTCGGAATGAACTTCCTGGCGCCTCCCATCCACTGCATGTACTAAATTTCCTTTGATCCACTCACGATCAGATTACGATCGTAAATCGGCAGTGCTCCTGGGGGCATCGATTGCGGCGCAAACATCGACATCACGGCCTCGCGGCAGGCGTGCCTGTAGGTCCAATGTCCCCTGTGAACATCGTTCAGTGCATCGACGATCCGTCCAGAGATCCCAGAACCTGTCAAGTTCGCCTTGAGTTCAGCGTACACCTGATCCGGATTCACAATATACATGGGTCCAATATACCACAGTTGCAGCCTCAAGTGCACGGCTCGATCACCCGATCGAAATTGTGTTCACCGACGTTATACCATACTTAAGACGAGAACAATGACCCCACGACGAAAGGCTGCACTGGTCGAATCCATCATGTCAAAACTGCTTGAGACAATTTCTCAATTGCCTCCCGATGAGGTATTGAATGACTTGGCTCGCAGGGACCACGATGACCTAGACGAAAGTGAATTCAAGCGTGGCGAGTGGCAACCAGCTGTCGACGATAAGATCAAGATTCGGGCAACACCCGACCTAGAGACTGACATCGATCACCAAGAGATCCCAGAGGGTGCGACAGGCCGACTGATCAACCACCTCGTCGCCTACCAGGTTGAGTTTGATGACGAGGAGATCGGTAACCGGTGGGTCACTAAGGCAATGATTGAACCGAAGTGACGAACGAGCACAGCGTTCAGATCGAATTCGATCTGAACACGTAGTAACGACGTCACTGATCAGATCAGCAACGCCATAACACGTGCACACAGATCAGCCAACGTCAGCCTTAAGGTACTCGATGGTTCGCATGACGCCTTCATCGAGCTGCACGACTGGTTGCCACCCGAGCAACGTCTTTGCCAGCTCGATGTTGGGTCGACGTTGGATCGGATCATCGATTGGCAATGGCATCATGACGATGTTAGCCGGATCGCTGAGGGTCAGCCGGCTGACGAGCGACGCCAGTTCTTTCATGGTGAATTCGTTTGGATTCCCCAGGTTGACGGGTGTCCTAGGATTCTCAGCCAGCGCTCCTAGGGCAACGATGCCCCTGATCAGGTCGTCGACGTAACAGAAGCTGCGTGTCTGTTCACCCGTACCGTAGATCGTCAGGGGAGCGCCCTTCAACGCCTGATGGATAAAATTCGTGACAACACGGCCGTCACGGGCATCCATGTGTGGGCCATAGGTGTTAAAGATCCTGACCAACCTAGCGTCAACATCGTACTTGTTGAAGTAATCAAAGCACAGTGCCTCAGCCGCACGTTTACCTTCGTCATAGCAGGATCGAGGACCGTAGGAGTTGACGTTGCCCCAGTAGTCTTCGGTCTGAGGTGATGACGTTGGGTTGCCGTACACCTCAGACGTCGATGCGTGCACGACAGTGCAACGCATGTCACGTGCTAGCTCTAAGACGTTACGGGTGCCGACGACACACGTCATCATCGTCTCGATCGGGATCGATTGGTAGACGGGCGGGGACGCTGGGCACGCAAAATTGTAGATGACATCGAAGCGAAAACCTGCTTCTAGCATCGCTTGACGAATGACACTGAACCCCTCTGGTCGAGTTATGTCACATTCTTCTAGCAACCCGTTCTCAAACTGACGGATCCGATCGATGTGCCGTGATTGCCTTATTGAGGAACTGTAGTTGTCGAGTCCCAGTACCCGATCACCGGCTTCGAGGTGATGCAACATCAAATGTGAACCTAGGAAGCCAGCAGCACCCGTCACCAACACGTCCATGACAATCAAGGTAACCCAAGAACGGCAGGTGTCCAACCCAAAAGAGTTAAAGGTTGTCAGACATAGTTAGCGACATGAAGTTGTTAAACGAGTCGCTACGATCACTGTCGCAGATCCTGCTTGAACGCTTCGGTCAGCCCATCAACGATGTACCAACTGTCCCCAACGTTTCAGACAAACGTAGCATGAATGAAGACAGCAGCAGTAACGTTAACAACGAGGGTGGCGCCCGGGCATCAGAACGTCAGAAGGGTTTTTATGGGCACCCACGATCAAAGCGAAAATGCTAGGTGAGTTCAACGGTACCGAAAAGCCCTTACGACGACCGGAGCGCCGATGTCTCTAGAATCTTGTGGCAATACGACCTCAAAGCGATCGCCACGCAAGACGATTTCGTAGCCATCGTCTAGGACAGTCGTAACCAGGCCTGCTTCCCTCAACGCCTTTTTGAAAGACGCTGCAACTTGACCAGCTGGTTTCGATTGTTGCAGCGGTCCATTTACTGTTGCATCAAACTCTGCATCACGGACAGCTCGGTACTTTTCATACTCCTCGTCACTCATCGAGTTGATATCAGGCTTTGGTGTACGTTTCGGCAAGTTCATCCACACCATGAACTCTTCCGCGCGCGTCTCGCGGTCAATGATAACGTAACCCAACGTGTGCAACGCAGCCGTGACCTTCTTCACTAGTGCAGCAGGCGGAATCTTCGCTGGTGTTGCTTCGACCCACTTCGAACTAGTAGAACGACGGGGTAGTGCTTCTGCAATCAATTCTCTGAGTTCAAACAATTTCATTCTCATTGCATTTTCCTCTGCTGCAAACCGTTGTTCAGGAAGATCGATCATCTCTCTGGTGATCTTTCGAACATCATCTAAGACAATTCGCTTGACAGATTCATGTCGTCGGACACGAGCGTTGCCAACCATGTCATGCTTAATTGCGTAATTTCCTTCATCGCCGTAGGCTGCATCATAGCGCTCGATCGCACCTCGACACTCTGGACAGGTCGCATCTGCCTTAACATTGGTCGACTTGATTTTAGTGAGAGCTTTGCGGCCACAGGCTGTCTTGGGACCGTGAGCCTGTCGGTAGTGCACCGTACCCACCGTCACATGCCTCCTGAACAACGCTGCTTCAACAGGTAGACGTGCGATTCGTGCCTGTCTTCTAGGCCTTGCAGCATGTTGTCTAGACCTCGCGTTAACAACCCATGCTCGTGCAAAGAATCTGCCATGGCAGCAGCACACCGCAAGAATGCTACCTCTGCACCCAGCGAGCGCCGAGCGAGTTCAGATGATGATGGGATGGTGCTAGCAGCTCCATAGCCCTGCACGAGCTGGTTGATTTGCTGAAGCTGCAGCGACAGGTTGACGTTGGCCTCGTTGCCCAGACCCACTGTCTTTTCTGCAAGGTCGTCGATGTCTTCCGTCGTTTCGTTGTACAACCTCTCAAACAGCAGATGATCGCCGTAAAAAGGATCGCCTTTCGCTGTCCAATGGTGGGTTTGGTGAACCATCGCTAGGAACTTGAGGTGCACTAGCAGGAGGCTGAGCTGACCATAGGGCACGCCGCTCCACGCCGCCAACATGTTATCATGTACGATATCGATCGATGGATCGGGAACAGCAACCTGGATCTCAAGCGTTTCAATGAGCCTACGCATCTCGCCTTTACCTCAGTGAAACATTGAAAGAAATCTTTCCAATTGCATCAGGATGAACGCTCCATTCTAATTGAAGGGGTTCACCGCGAAGGCGTTGTCGAGAGTTCCAGGCCTTACAATACGCGTCAAGTGCCCTCTCATCGATGCTACGAAAACCCCCGCTGTGGGGCAAGCGACCCACGACAGGGACTCGTTCCTCATGGCTGTTGGACTCTCCAAGGTTGTACTTACGAATTCCCATGGGCAAGGTACCCTCTTGGATCGAAAACAACACATTTGCTGAATTGACGTACGTCTCCGACGACAGCCCAGATTCAACCAGCTCTCTTACCGGATCGACGTCTTCGCCCAACGCCGGCATCACAGACTCAGAAAGACGCAGGTTGAGAACGACCTCCTTGAGGGCGTTGCGTTCCATGACCCGGTCTTCTTGTTCATCGATCAGGTCCTTGATGGCCTTGAGCAACTTCTTTTCATCGAGTTCGATCCCAGTTGATGCCTTGACGTTGGCAACATAGCGATGGGCGAGCGTTTCCTCCCAATTGAACTCAACGCTCTGACCGTACAACGTCAAGAACTGTTCTGCGCGTGAACGGTACCACAGATCAGACAACTCAACACCTGGATCTTGCTTGACAGCGTCGCCTAACCTCTGTTTACCGTTGATGTCAAAGTACTCGTCGTTCACCTTGGGTTGCTTGATGCCCGCTTCTGACAACCTGCGAGCGTTGTAGATGACACGCAGTTCGTCGTCTGACGAAAACCTACGCATCATTGCCTTGACTTCAGGCAGCGGCAGGCGCCTCGCGGCTGCCAGGCGAACCGTAGGGCTTCGATCGTTGCTAAACCGGTGAACAAAGCGCTCAGGCAACGCTCGAGCAGCAAGCTTGCGGAGTTCTGCATTCTTGTGATCGATGAACTTGACGAGGACAGACGTCTTAAAGTTCAAACGCCCTGCGCGGCCAGTACGGTTGAGGACTTCGAGTTGGTCGTTTGCAGCCGCGGCGACCTCTTCGATCTTTCCTTCGACGATCACCGCTGGTCCTAACACTCGCGCGATCTCTTCGCGGAGGGCAGCGATTGCACGCTCGTCATCGACAATCTGCTTGGTCACCCTTTGTAGGGCATTCAGCGTCAGGCGCATCTAAGAGACTCTCCTGACGCTTAAGTATCCCCTACAGACGAGCGGCGCGCTTCTTTTTCCGTGTTAGGCCCATCTGTCGCGACCACCTCTTGATAGCGTCCTTGACATCGTCGGGCACCAATACGCTGCGTTTCTTCCACGCTGGATCATCGATCAAGTCCCTGTCGTAGGCTTCGATGATCCAGCGAAGCTCACGCAACGTCAGCCTCATACTGAGACCCTGGCGGTGTCATGTGCGATGAATGCATGCCAATCATCGTGCCATGCATCAGAACGCAATGCATCCCAAAAGTGAAGCGACGAGGGTGTGGCTGGTTGCTTGAGCAAACGCATACCGGCTTCTTCGGGCGTCTTGTTGGCCTTGTGCTTGTTGCAAGGCTTGCAGGCGACGACA